CGAGGAACTTATTGCGCTTTGTAAGGAGAAGGGTGTAAAAGGGTATAGTGGGAAAAAGAAGGATGAGCTTATTAAGCTTCTAGATGAGGCTTCTGCCCTTACTTCCAAGCCCCAGGATGAGCCTCTTAGAATGGTGGATCTCTTCGCCGGCACGGGTGCATTTAGTCTAGCCTTCGGCTCCTCTAATGGAGTCACCGTATCATTTGCAAATGATATGGTGAAACACTCCAAGGAAGCATATGATGCGAACTTCGCTCACAAGCTTACTCTAGGAAATCTAAATGACATCAAGGTGGAAGATATTCCTCCACACGATATTCTGACCGGCGGATTTCCTTGCCAGCCATTTAGCATTGCTGGTTACCAAGAGGGTTTCAATGATGAGCGCTCGAACGTCTTCTGGAAGATTCTCGCCATCCTTGATTATCATCAGCCACGTTGTGTAGTCCTAGAGAACGTAAAGAACCTCGTAACCCATGACGATAAGAAGACGTTTCAGACTATTCGCACTGAACTGGAAACACGTGGATACCACATTTGCCACAAGGTCCTGAATACCTCGGACGTTACGGGTATTCCTCAACACAGGGAGCGAATTTATATTGTGTGTCTTAAATCCAAGGCGATTTATGATAAATTTAACTTGGATTTCCCTAAGATGGAGAAGAGACCTATTGCCGAGATGCTAGAGGCAGAGGTTCCTGTGAAATACTACTACAAGGACACCTCTAGCGCCTGGCCTCTCTTAAAAGATGCAGTGACGAAACCTGCCACTATCTATCAATACAGGCGTGTATATGTCCGCGAAAACAAGAGCAAAGTGTGCCCTACACTGACGGCAAATATGGGAGGTGGTGGTCATAATGTCCCTATAATCATGGATAGCAAGGGTATTCGTAAGCTGACACCGAGGGAGTGTTTCAACTTCCAGGGATTTCCGCATGAATATGTGTTGCCTGCACTTTCTGATGCGAATCTCTACAAGCTCGCCGGCAATGCGGTTTCTGTTCCAGTCGTGAAGCGAATTGCTGAGAGGCTAGTTCCCTTGCTTGTATCAAATGGAAGTTATACTGCTAATGTATAAACTGCAACCAATGGGCATTTATAGATAATATGGCCATATAACACAGCAATTTATAAAAACTAGTAATCATATACTTCTCTTTACTTTGAATATCTTATAGTGCTCTCAAATGTCCTCCATAATAAAACTCGTCATTTTCCCTTCTTATTACGGTAACATTATCAAACCTAGGAAATACACTGCCCGGCCAATTCTTCCCGCACAAGTTCTATAGGTGTAATAATCCTCACACCACTTTCTAACATCTTCCACATAGAATCAGACCATCCATGCATCTGTGCAACCCCTTCCTCATATAACACAGCATAATCACCACAAAAAGCTCTGCTCACATTCCAAATAACAAGGAGAGGTGCCTGATAACCCGCCTCGGCAAAGCTCTCATGAACCCCTTTTACATCGAATACGCAAGCACAAGCATCCTTATAATCCATGTCTGTCACTACAAGCAAGTATTTAGCAAGAGAGATTTTACCAGAAACAACCCCTTTCAGAATAAGCTGATATGCAATATTAAAATCTACTTGTGATACCTGACTAATATCACGAGTAGAAATAATCTTCTTTTGTATACTATCTTCTGCTCGAAATACGTGCCACTCAGGTTGCTTATCAAAAGTTATTATACGACCACTAATAATCCCGAGGGCTAATGATATTTTCATAGGTTTTCCGGACATAGACTCACTATAATCACACATACACAATATATTATGTGATAATTTTACTGCGTTGATATATCCCACATTATTAATTAATTCGAGGGGTTGTAAAATATTCTTTAGAATTGTGTCAGCAAAAGCAGATTCGCCTTCTGAAATTATTCTCCTCTCCGGTACATTCACTGCTGCAGCAGAGAATCGCTTCAGGCACGAAACAGCCTTACGATATCTACGTATCCTTTCACTATCCTTCGTCAATGGAAACAGAAGCCCTGCAAAACGCTTTGTCAAAGGCTTCCTAAAATCAACAGGAAGCCATTTTACAAACTGGCTCGGCTTCTCTAATTCCTGGTCTTCCGAAAACTGCACAAGAACTAACGAATCAATCGCCTTATCCCCAGCTTCTGATATTCCATATAATTCCCACAGATAACCCCATGTTCCATATATGGGCACCCGAGATACCAGTTCCTGGGCTAATAGAGGAAACCCCTTTAACACTTCTCTGACAATCATCTTATACTCGTCTGTTTTACCGAGGCACATCCAATAAAACGCCAGTTCCACCACCTCTTTTTGAAACGCACCGAGGGCTCCTATAATAATACCAGATTCTACGGGTCTCCGGTAAAAAAGCTCTGTAAATAGCCCTTCTTTAGGTGTTTGCTTCATTATTTACTGAACCCAGGCAATCTTTAGGCAGCTACGAAAATTTCTGCAAATACTGTAGGAACTCCTCTCCGGCAAATTTTTTTTCTAAATTAGGGGTATAACAAAATGACGGGTGGTGGTCTCATGCAGCTCGTGGCTTATGGCGCGCAGGATGTTTACCTTACGGGTAACCCCCAGATTACTTTCTTCAAGGCGGTGTACCGTCGCCACACGAACTTCGCGATGGAGTCCATCGAGAACCCCTTCAACGGCAACCCCCGCTTCGGCAACCAGGTGACCTGCACTATCCAGCGCAACGGTGATCTGATCTACCGCATGTATCTCCAGGCCACGCTTCCCTCCGTGAAGCTCCTGTCTAGTGACGGCTCTGGTGCGCAGTTCCGCTGGCTGAACTGGGTGGGCCACAACCTGGTTGACTGGGTTGAGCTCCAGATCGGCGGCCAGCGCATTGACAAGCACTATGGTGACTGGCTCCACATCTGGAATGAGCTCACCCAGGAGCCTGGCAAGCAGGCGGGCTACGCGAAGATGGTGGGCAACGTGCCTCACCTGACGAACCTGATCGTGCAGGGCGGCGAGGACTGCGACAATGACTGCGCCGGCGGTGAGCCCAACTCATCTGGCGAGCTCCTGGGCTGCACGCCCGAGTACACGCTGTATGTGCCCCTGCAGTTCTGGTTCTGCCGCAACCCTGGCCTGGCGCTGCCCCTGATCGCTCTCCAGTACCACGAGGTGCGCATCAACCTGCAGTTCAACGACCTTAACAACCTGGTGTGGGACAATGCGCCCAACAATGGTGCCAACAACCTCCATGTGGTGCGCGACCGCGTGAACTCCGCCAACCTGGTGGCGGCGTCTCTGTATGTGGACTACATCTACCTGGACACGGACGAGCGTCGCAAGTTCGCCCAGGTGTCCCACGAGTACCTGATCGACGTTCTGCAGTTCACGGGAGCCGAGTCCATCAACTCCTCCTCCAACAAGCTGAAGCTGAACTTCAACCACCCTTGCAAGGAGCTTGTGTGGGTGGTGCAGCGCGACTCATTCGTGTCGTGCGACGACGCGGTGGTGGCGCCCTGGAAGGGCCAGCAGCCGTTCAACTACTCCGACTGGTGGGACCGCGCCTGCCTGGAGTCTGGATACTCCGTGACCCGTGTGGAGGGCATGGCGGGCAAGAACCCCGTGGTGACGGCGCTCCTGCAGCTCAACGGCCACGACCGCTTCACAGTGCGCGAGGGTGACTACTTCAACCTGGTGCAGCCCTACCAGCACCACACCAACGTGCCGGCGGTGGGCATCAACGTGTATTCCTTCGCGCTCTCCCCTGAGCAGCACCAGCCCAGCGGCACCTGCAACTTGTCTCGCATTGATAACACGACGCTCCTGCTGACGGTGTCCAACAACTCTGTGGGCTCCTCCACGAGCTCTCAGGTGCGTGTGTACGCGACGAACTATAATGTGTTACGCGTCATGAGCGGAATGGGAGGGCTTGCATACTCGAACTAATAACTTTATGACACAAACATGTCATACGGTGCTAGTTTTTGTAAATTGTAGTATGTGACGGTGTCCGCGGAAACCTCTTAAAGTGTTAAACCCGGCAGGAAGCCGTGGACGGCTTAAATAGTTTACACGTTTCTATTATAGAATGGAAACGTGTAAAGCAACCATACAGGAAGGTCCTAGAAAAGGAAACCGCTGTAAATTCCCTCCAAATTCTACAATGTATTGTGGACGCCACCAGAGGAACAAGATATATGATGATGGGATGGCAGAAGGTAAGAAGTGGTGTAGGTTCTTTTTTAGAGGTTGTAGTAATGAGGTCTTAGAAGATGGAATTACTTCTTGTGAAGATTGTAGGGCAAGGCTTATGAAAAAGGATAATGACTGTAAACATGAAGGATGTACGTTCAAAACGAATGATGAATACTGTAAGAAACATGTGCGCGATATTTATTATTCGGAGGAAAAGGAGAAGGGTATCGCCTTCTGTGATATAGCGCGTGGGTGCTTTACTGTACTAGACGGATCTAAGAAGTCGTGTGACAGCTGTCTAGAAAAGATAAGGGAAACGGATAAGAAGCGTTTAGATTCTCGTAGACAACTTATTGAGGTGGTACAAACTACGAATAATATCACAAGGTCTTGTGTGAAGTGTACAAAGGATTTTGAATCATTTCAAACAGGGCGCAGAAAAGATTCCATGAATTGTAAAGAATGTTTAGAAAAACAGGCGAAGTGTGATAAGAAGCGCGAAGAGCGTGTGAGGAATTATAAGAAAGAGCGTATAGATAACTTAGATAGTTATTATAAAAGCCATGTGACCAAATCTTTAGTTAGAGGTTACGGCGACTTTCAGATAAATTTTGATGAGTTCAAAGCACTTGTTACGAGTGCTTGTCACTACTGTAAATCAAAAACAGAATCAGAAGCTGTAGGTATTGACAGGATAAATAATGATATAGGATATACCAAAGAAAACTGCGTGCCTGCGTGCTGGACGTGTAATAGGATGAAGCATTTCTATCATCCCGCGTTTTTCATAGAGAAGTGTAAGATAATGGCAAAACATATGATTCCCTCAAAGGCTTTTTATAAGAAATGGTCGCTATATTATACTAGAACAAATTATCGCAATTATTCGGCATATAAAAGAGAGGCAGAGGGGCGTAAGTTAGACTTTGAAATTACCCAGGAACAATGGGATTGGTTGATTCGTTCCCCATGCTATCTATGTGGCTTCCAGTCAGCAAAAGGAATTGGTTTGGATCGTGTGGATAATACTATACGCAAATATAGCATTGAAACCTCTAGGCCATGTTGTGGTTCTTGTAACAATATGAAGAATGATATGACTCTATCAGACCTTTTACAAAAGTGTAAAGTTATTTCTGAGGCATATCCTTCGTATGAACAGTTCGTCTCTGTGCCCATCTCTAAGAATCCTCTGAAGCCTCTGAAAGAGGTAAAAGAGCCTCGTACGTACTGGAAGGCGAGCACTGTTTATGACGCAATTATGGGTAATTCCACGGAAGCATTTTACGAGTCTTATAAATCATCTATCATAGAAGATGAATTTACCGACCTATGTAAGGTTGTTAAGTCTTCGCCGAAGGATGCTGCGCAGAAACGCATAGATACCTTTCTCCAAACCATGCGTAAACGGCGGTATCGTAAAAACCATATAAACACCCCCAGCAAATAACTCACAATGGAATTCTTCCTGAGAAAAGGCAAACTAGGATTTTTCTCCGACGCGTTCCGTCTCTTGGAAAACTATATGATATGTAAACAACAAGGTGTGAAGCTGTATTTAAATTCTGCAGAATGGACCTTCGCTCATACTCTTGGCTGGTCAGACTATTTCACAACAATGGCCGAGAAGCCTGAAAGCCCCCTGCCAGAAATTGCTATTAACAGAGAAGATGCGCGCCTATTCACTGTGGCTCAGTACAAAGAAGCCATAAAAGAGCTATTTGACTTCCAACCGCACCTCCTAGAAAAAGCACGCAATCTTCAAAAAGACCTGGGGCTTGATAAATACATCGCCGTGTTTATTCGTAGAGGCGACAAACTACTTGGAGAATCTTTATTTATAGATATGCAATTCTATGCCAAGTCTGCGCTAGAAAAGAATCCGAGTACCATCTTTGTTCAGACAGATGATTATAGAGCCTTCTTGGAGTTCAAAGATATTATATACAGCGTGAATAACACAATCCGTGTCCTCACGACATGTCCTCAAACAAAGTTCGGCATGTTTTTTACTGAACTCGATATGAAAGAAGGACGCGCATTTTCCTATCAGCATAATAATATAACATACGTATATTCTCAGAATTTACAGTATCTCTCCACAAATTCTACCCAAAAACCTTTGGTTCATTATACAAGCCACGAGATGCGCGAACACGTGGAAGAAATGTTGGTAGGTATTATTATTTGTCACACAGCTGATTTCATAGTCATGGATCATATGAGCAATGTATCGCGTTTTATTCATTTTTCACACCCTAGGGGTAAAGAAGCGGTCCTTGCGATTGAGAGCATGAATTTAAAGATAGTAGACGATGTTCCTTTCATGCCAAAATATGAGTACACTGAAGATAAACTCATACGAAACCCTAGGCATCATTCCATATATAATGATTATATTTAGCAAGAATGTTTAAAGGCCTTTGTATATAAATAAACAGCAAATGTACATCGAATATACTGCTTCAGGGCCCATCAATACATGGCACAGCTATGCAGACCGTTTCCGTATTGCACGCACAACGACGGTAGCCTTGCGCGATCCCTACATCATGGACTTTTATGTTCGCAGCGGATTCAAGCATATTCGCCAGCTACACTATGACTATAACAAGATTGCGCGTGAGCCCACGAATGGTTGTTACGTAGAGCTTTCCGTAGAGGCAGATGTTGGCACCATTCCTATTGACTCTCCCAAGGCGCGCAAGCTCATCAAACGCATCTCGTATTTTTAGGCTATATAAAATAGGATATTATATATTAGAAAGTTATGTCTACTCTCTATTTTCAGTTAGAATCAGGAGAGTATATATTTTATTTAACAATTGTAAAAGGAAATGTGTGTGATACTCTTTCTATAGGCGGAAGAAAAGGTGAGTGTGTGAATATATCAGTAAATACCCCAGAATCACTTCTAGTACAGCGCGGATATCATACATTAGATACTGCAACTATACCTATTTTAGCATGGGATGCAAAATGTACAGTAAATAAAAACTTAGAAAAAGGACATGGGACAATCTCAATGATACGTCTTATACTTTCAGAGTCTAAGAAAAGATACCCATATATAAAATTCTATAAATTCAAAGATAACAGCCTAATTCCGTGTGACAACGGCCAAAGAATATCGTTACTACATTTAACTATTATAAAATATAATAAATCTTGGTATGAACAGCATTTTAATGCCTATATAGAAGAACCGTCATACCGTAAAAAATATATGGATGGTATTACAGTTCTAAATGATCCTTTATTAAAGTTACCCTTTGAAGAATTTAAGAATAATATTCAATCATATTCTAAACAACCAGAGTTAGAATTGTTAAAAGAATACTATGAAAAGACAGATACGTATTTCCTATTTTTTAAATCAATCTTTGATACAGAAGGAAAAAAAAGACAGTGCAATCTTATTGTAGAATGGATAGATATGTTTTTACTATATGTATTTCAATTTGATCCTCTTTCTGTACCTTGGGTTATTGATAGTGACTCTGTAAGTATTCAAGAATTCGCGGAAACAAGGCTAGAAAAGAAACCAAAGAATCAAATAGGTGGTCGAAAATATACTAGAAGGAATATTCCAACTATAATGAGGGTAAATATAAATGATAGCGCGGATATTTATTAGAAATCACTACGTATCTAAAAATTGAATCCCCTCGCACCCCATATCACATGTCCCTAAACTCCATAAATGAACTCCCTTATTGTGCCCTCACCTCAGACGAAAGCAGTCATTGTATTCATCCAAGAACATCTCGGTGAATACAGCCTATCTCTATTCGGCTTCTATTCATTCCTAGTAGCCCTGGCCCTCGGCTACTTGGCGAATCAGTTTCGCAAAGTCATCTTACTATCTAACCAGCCACAGCCTGACATTCTTCAGGTATGGCTAGGCACATTCCGCTT